GGAGAGATTGATCAAGGTGGATTAGTCAGGGTGGTCTGAAAGATTTAAAAACCCCCGGGGGAGATAAGAGAGCAATATGCGTACCCCCGGAGGAAATGATAATATATACATGCTCATGAATGAACATGATTCAATGTACCATATCCGGTATTCGGTGTCTAATGAAATGTTATGTAGGATAACGGCCACCGGAAACCATTTCCAGTGACCATTAATTTCTCTATATAGATATCTCAGACTAATTCAAATAAAAAAGTGTCCAGGGGGTAAAAGAGGTGTATCTGGTGTATCTAAGGCCTAATAATGTATATATATCAAGGATTTAAGTGTGTTTTTGTACTGTATCTGTGGTGTATCTATGGTGTATCTGGGATACACCACTCTTGCGGGAACGCAATCGGAGGTTTTAAGGGTAATTACATTTAGTTAAAAAAATCTATATAATAAAAATATCATGATGAAAAAACTTATATTCAATACTGCGAAGTCAGCATTTAGAAAGGCTTTTAGAAAACATAAGTCTGAAGTTAAGAGGGCCAAAAAATTAAAGACTCCAGTTGTACCATATAGTTTAGTAAAAGCAGATATCAAAAGAAAAATAAAAGGAA